AAGCATCTTGATAATCCTGCGGCATTTGCTGATGCGCTTACTGGAAAATATGCGACCGATCCTAGATATGGAGAAAAGCTTAAAAAGCTGATGGCTTCTCAACTTGATCCGGCATTGGCAAAAGCGTTGACGCCTGGGCCGCAAGTAGATAAAACGGTGATGGCCGGCGCATCTGCTGCTGCAATGGCAAATCAAAGCACGACAAATAACAATCAAGCCAATCAGACAAATAGCGTTGAAACGCACATCGGTTCATTGAATATCAATGCCCCTAATGCAAAGACAAATTCAGATGTAGCAAATGCGATAGGGGATAAGTTGGGAAGTTATAGCTTTGGTTCAATGGCGAATACGGGGTTAGCATGAGTAATCCAAGATTTCCAGATGTCCCATTTGCTGTAGGAGTTCCATCTGTTCTAAGGACTCTGGCTGCACCAGGCCTTCCTATCAATAGCGCGGCCAATATCGCCATAGGCGCAGCCCAATCACAATTGAGCGGGGTTATCAGCAATGTCCAGAATTCTGCAACTGGCCCTATCAATGGCGCATTCGGTCAATTGCCGTCGCAATTAACGAGTGACTCGCCACAAGTCATCAACATCACGATGGCAAATAAAGGGCAATGGGGGATATTCGATCAGAATAACAATTTGATCCTGTCGCCGGATTCTTTCAATGCTCTTGCCTATCGTCAAGGATGGCGCATTGCGAATTATCCGATGGAACAGGGAGCATTTCAGAGTTACAACAAGGTTCAAACGCCTTTCAATGTTCGAGTGACTTTGAACAAAGGCGGGACAGACGAAGATAGAACGAATTTCTTGCAGCAAGCCACATTGGTAGCCGGCTCTTTTGATCTATTCAATGTGGTAACGCCTGAGTATGTCTATACCAATGTTTCGATTGAGAGTTACGATTATCAGAGAACAAATACGCAAGGCGCAAAGCTGCTTTCGATTGATTTTGATTTGATTGAGGTTCGGCTGGCTAACCAAGCGACATTCACCAATACCGCTACTGCAAGTGGTGCGAATCCAGTGAATAATGGGATTGTTCAAACTCAACCTGCAACGCCTGCTCAACAAGCAAATGCGAGCCTAGTCCAATAATGCTGATAATCCCATTACAAGCTATTCCGTCACAAAGCATCAATGTTCAATTGGCGGGACAGAATTGCACTATCAATGTGTACCAGAATACCTATGGGCTGTTCTGCGACTTGTATGTGTCGAATGTTTTGATTATTGGTGGCGTTATTTGCCAGAATTTGAATCGCATTGTCAGGGACATCTATCTAGGATTTATCGGCGATCTTTGTTTTCAAGATACACAAGGATCAAATGATCCAGACTATACGGGCCTAGGTTCTCGATATTTGTTCTGTTATCTGACGACTTCTGATTTAGGAGGTCGTGGATAATGTCTTTTACCAAGAAAAAGATCACACTGATATTCACACTCGGTCAAGGTCAATTTGGTCAGACAGGATCGAATACAGTTACCGTGGAAGGGTTGCGCGTATCGTGCCAGATTGTGAAGACTGGTAGCGCGGCCATGTCTCAAGCGAATATCCGAATCTTCGGATTGACTCCTACAGTCTACAATTCATTGGCTTCCATCTATCCGGTAAATCTCGGCATTCAAAGAAATACAGTGACCGTGCAAGCTGGTGATGATGTGAATGGTATAGCGACTGTTTTTATTGGGCAGATCACGATTGCTCAAATTGACTTGAATAGCCAGCCTGACAGTGTGATGAATATTGTTGCTCAGACTGGATTGCTGCAAGCTTTGACGCCTATCCAGCCTACCAGTTATCCAATGGGCGCAGCGGTTGCAACGGCCATGCAAAGCCTAGCAACGCAGATGAATTTGAACTTTGAGAATAACAATGTCACTGCGATTTTGCCTAAGTCTTATTTCCCAGGCACAGCACGCCAACAAGCCTTAGCTATCGTGGAAGCATCAGGAATTAAATGGAACGGTGGAGATGATGGCGTTCTGGCTATTTGGAATAATGGATCTAGTCGAGGCGGGGTAATCCCTATTATTTCCCCTGATACTGGGATGATTGGATATCCGTCTTATTCCAATATAGGTATAGGAGTTCGAACTTCTTATAACCCGAATATCCAATATGGCGGACAGATTCAATTAAAAAGTACATTGCAGGTTGCTCATTTGAATGGAAATTGGCAGGTATTCGGGCTTACTCACATGCTAGAAAGTGAATTGCCGGATGGTCAATGGATGACTGAGATTCAGGGATTTTCAATAGGTGCTGCAAATGGCCAATAATCCCGAGCAAGCATTTTTAGGCTTTCAACCTCCAGAAACTTTTGGATCAGATTTCAATGCCAAGGTATTTCTCATCAAGTCAATCTTGGCCGGCATCAGGACAAGCACCATTGTTCAAGTTCAGTCTTGCACGAATAATGGCGGGGTATCTCCAGTAGGAACGGTCAATGTCGTTCCTATGGTGAATCAGCTTGATGGTTTCGGAAATCAGATGCCGCATGGTCAAATCTATTCTTTGCCATATGTTCGTGTTCAAGGTGGCGCAAATGCGGTGATTATTGATCCGCAACCTGGTGATATCGGGATTGCGATATTTTCCGATAGAGACATCTCAAATGTGATATCTACCAAGCAGACAGCCAATCCTGGTAGCAATCGCAAATTCGATATGGCTGATGGAATTTATATAGGAGGCATATTGAATGCGGCTCCAACTCAATATGTCCAATTCAGCTCAAACGGGATAAACATCACAGCAACAGGAAAAGTAGTTCTGACAGATGGCACAGGATCAACTATCGTGATGAATAATGACCATACTGGATCAGGCACTTTCAGTGGAGGATTCACATTGAATGCTGCAGGAGGCGTAACAGTAAATGCAGCAAGCGGAATGACGGTAAATGCGAATATGCAAGTCAATGGAACCGTTACAGCAACAGGAGAAGGTACGTTCAATGGTGGGCATACTGTTTCTCAACATAGCCATCATCAAGGCCCAGATAGTCTTGGCGCTGCTGAGCAAGATGTTAGTACGCCATTCGGATAATCATCATGAATACAATGCTCTTAGATCGTACTGCTTGGGATTTATGCATAGACGCATCGGGCAATATTGCCATGGCATCAGATGGATATTCTTTAGCTCAAGATGCGGCTTCAGCAATCAAGCTTTTCCAAGGTGAGTATTGGTACAATCTCAGCTTAGGTATTCCATATTTTCAACAGATACTTGGACATTCTCCGCCTATCAATCTGATGAAGACTCAATTTCAAAATGCTGCGCTGACTGTGCCAGGTGTAACTACTGCGGTATGTTTTTTATCATCAGTCGCGAATGGTCAAGTATCAGGGCAGATTCAAATAACCGATACTAGCGGTACTACAACGATAGCGAGCTTTTAATGGGAACAACTAGCGTACCTCAAGTATCGCTTGGCACAAATGGATTTATTGCGCCATCTCAATCTGCCGTCCTGACGGGAGTGCAGACTGATATCAATACTGCTTTTGGTGGGGGACTGAACTTTGGTGCGACGGCTGCTGGTACTGTAGCGCCTCCGCAAGTTCAATTGTCTGTCAGCGAAACAGCTATCATTGGCAACACAAATAATCTTTTGCTTTCCTTGTTCAATGGCGTAGATCCAGCTTTTGCTGCTGGTCGCATGCAAGATGCCATTGGTCGAATCTATTTCTTGACTCGCATACCTGCGACATCGACAGTTGTTCAATGCACTTGCATAGGCTTGGCCGGCACAGTAATAGGCGTAGGCGCATTAGCTCAAGATACCTCGGGGAACATTTACTCCTGTACTCAAGCTGGGACTATTCCTGTTGGAGGCAGCATCGTTCTTCCCTTTGCTAATAATGTGCAAGGCCCAATCCCATGCCCTGCCACGACACTCAATATCATCTATAAGGCAATTAGCGGATGGGACACGATCAGCAATGCCGCTGATGGCGTACAAGGACAATTAGTAGAATCGCGCACGCAATTTGAAACACGGCGTCAGAATTCAGTCGCAGGGAATTCTCTCAATGCCAATCAATCGATATTGGGTGCGGTTCTCGCAGTTCCTAATGTGGTCGGTGCATATGTCCAAGATAATCCGAATTCTTATTACATAGCGACAAATCCATCTGCCATAGTCACTGCCTCGATCAGCGGCACAGTTCTCACAGTGACTGGCGTGAATTCTGGAACAGTGGCAGTCGGTCAGGTTTTGAGTGGGCCAGGAATATCTGCTAATACTTCCATATCTAGCTTAGGTACTGGGACAGGCGGGAATGGGACATACAACATCAACAATTCGCAAACGGTCGCATCGGAAACAATGCAATTGGGTGGTGTGCAAATAAATCCGAATAGCATTTATGTCAGTGTTGCTGGCGGTTCTGCATCAGCGATTGCAACTGCTATCTGGAATAAGAAACCTCCAGGCTGTGGAATGCAAGGCAATACCGTGCAAACTGTCTATGATACAAGCGCGCCTTATGCGCCTCCTGGCATCCCATATACGATCACATTCGAGAATCCGCCAAATACTGAGATTTATTTCAACGTGACGATTTTTGATTCTCCGGCAGTTCCATCCAATGCAATAACATTGATTGAAAATGCCATCATCAATGCCTTTGCTGGTCTTGATGGCGGACTACGTATGCAGATGGGGACAAACATTCTAACAAGCAGATTCTATCCAGCAATCTATGGCCTTGGATCATGGGCCATGATTACCTCGATGACTCTGGGGTCAGGAGCGAATCCGGCTTTCAATATCACTGCATCTATTTCTGCAACTGTCCTGACAGTGACAGCAACAGGCGGGACTCTGGCAGTAGGCCAAGTATTACAAGCAACTGGAGTAACTGTTGGGACAAAGATTCTTTCTCAATTAACAGGCACTCCGGGATCAACTGGCACTTATACTGTTTCTGTTTCTCAAATAGTGGCGAGCGAATCCATGCAGATTATTCCAATGACTGCAACATCAATTCAGATGCTTATCAATCAAATGCCAGTAACATCGGCCAATGCTATCAATGTGGTGACATGATGAAGAAGATACTTTCAATAATAGCGGCAATTGCATTTTCATTCTCAGCATGGGGGCAAACTAGTCCCGGATTCACATTCGGGCAAGTTCCTACGCCGGGGCAGTGGAATAGCTATTTTTCACAAAAGATGGATTTCATTAATCCGGGGAGCGCAGGCAATATCATGTTTTCCAATGGAACATCATGGTACAGCGGCCCTCCTTCGGCTTCTTCTTGCTCATTATTGCCAGGGTTGACTGGAGACGTAACAAGCTCTTCGGGGACATGCGCAACGACAGTCGGAGCTATCACCGGACATGCGGCATCTGTAGGCGGTAGTTTTACATTATCTGGTGCATTCTCATTCACAGGGAATCTGGCCAATACAACAAATATCACATTCCCCACTAGTGGGACTTTGGCAAGCTTAAGCGCGACTCAGACATGGACAGGGCCACAAACAATCAACACTCTTTCTACCGTCGCACCTCCTTACTATGATGATTCTGCAAGCGTAGTCACATCGGATTTTGTGCACGTAACAAACCTGAATCAATTTAGGACTGTTCCCTTATCCAATGTGACAGGCGGAACATATAACTTCGCGTCATTAGGTTCTGGTGCTCAATTCGTTATTGTGACTAGCGGTGGAGCGATCACAAGCATTTCTTCCATATCTATTCCTGGTTCGGGATATGCAGTAGGCGATGTGCTTTTGGTAGGTGCAGGAAGCTATGATGCCTTTGTTCGCGTAACTGGCCTATCTGGATCTGGCATCGCCTCTATGCAGGTTTTATATGGTGGCACTGGTTATACCAATGGTGCAACCACTGCTGCAGTTCTAGCAAAGATTATTGCAGGGCCATTGACTGCCACAATCACAGGAACATTGACTAGCAATGCCACGTTCATACTGACGCCATTGAATTATCTTTCTGCTTCCAGAAAGATGGTGATCAATAACAATACGACTGGTAATTTCAATTTATCCATATTCCTATCGAATGGAGCAGGTGGAACTATCGGAAATGGCGTGAAAGTGCCTCAAGGTTCAAATAATTCTACTGCGACATGGCTACAAAGCGATGGGACAAATGATATTTGGTTTGTGGGAGCAAATGCTCAAACAATCCAAAACACTACTTTCAATACGCCGGCCATCATTGCCAGTGGGTTCGGTATTGGATCAGTTCTCGTAGGTGCTACTACAGCAGCATTCCAAGTCACAGTTGGAGCTTCTCCCGGATCAACTGGGGTTCTCACCCTGCCGACAGCTAAGAATGGATGGGCCTGCAATGCTTCAAATGTGACCAGTGATTCATCATTGACGATTTCCCCATCTGCCCAATCCACAACATCTGTGACATTCACTAGTCATGGTCGTGGTAATGGTGGGCCAGTAACAGCTTTTAACGCTAGCGACGTCTTAACATTCCATTGTTTGGCTTTCTAATATGCCACAAATACCAAATGGCATTGGGCAATTCATCATCGGGCAAAGCTCGATAGGAGATCATCCCTTTGACTACACGCAAACGCTATATAGCCAATATGCGAATAGTCCTGTATTGGTTTCTTGGGTTGACTATTTTTCTCAGTGGATTGATGCAAATAAGAACGTGGATATGTTCTATGATCAATTGTGGAACATACAGACAGCGCAAGGATATGGTTTAGATGTATGGGGCCGGATTGTCGGATTGAATCCAGGCAGAGTTTTGCCAGTTTTTCCTACTCCATTTTTTGGATTCAGTGAGGCCGGGAATACTCCTGGCATATCTAACGACTGGAATAATGCGATCTGGTTTGCTGGTGAGCCTCTTACTCAAAACGTATCATTGTCCGATGATGCATTTCGTCAATTGATTCTGGCGAAAGCGGCAGCGAACATATGGAAT